AATGGCTATGATGCGCCTTTTTACATTAAGGTAAAAGCATTTGTAGAACATTATAAGAAAACACCAAACGCTAAATACTAACCAAAGGAGGAACTTTTATGGAAAAGAAAATATTTAGTACAACTCAATACGATAACTTTACTTTCTTTGAAGGTAATAGATCAGTAGATCAAAACAGGATCAAACAATTAATGGAAAGTATTAAGATTAATGGTTTGATTAATCCGCTAGTGGTATCTCAGAACTTGGAGATTATTGATGGTCAGCATAGATACGCTGCATTAAAAATCTTACAGATGCCTATTGACTATCATATTCACAATGTGGATAGAGGTCAGCTAATCTCATTAGTAAGAGATATCAATTCAGTTCAAAAGAATTGGACTAACTATGATATTGCTAATGCCTATGCCGTACATTCACCTAATAAGATCCATTACAAAAGATATTTGGATTTAGTTGATCTAGGTATTAATCACTCAGCAGCTTTAGAAGCCTGTGGTTATTTATCTGTAGGTGATAATGAAAAAGGCTATAGCAAATTCTACAAGAACTTTAAGAATGGCAATCTGGAGATTACCGAACAGGTATTCAACAATGTTAAAGGGTTTGTAGCAACTTTAGTTCAATCACCTTTTGAGAAGAAGATTTGGAATAAGGCACACTTCATTAGAGCGTTATTACATCTTCATAAGTTATATAAGTTAGACATTAAGAAGTTCTTTAGAGCCTACGAGAATAATCCTTATAAGTGGAAAAAAGCATCTACTTATGATGATCATAAAACTTCTATGGTTAAACTTTATAACTTTAATAATCAAAGACCAATTAAGGTCTTGTTTGAATAGGAGGAACTATGCAAGAAAAAGAAAAATCAGTCTGTGACATTTGTCAGGGAAATCATTACTACATTGATGCTGATGAAAACATCATCCAGTGTAGCGAATGTACGGCACAAGGCTATAAAGACGAACAGGAGAATATACCCAATGAAACCAGAAGCTAAACCTTTTATGCACATCTTAGAGAAGTGCTTTGAGAGAGATGGGAAATTCTCTATACCCTTAGTAGAAAAACAGGAGGTGAAAAATGAGGATATTAATTATACTACTTATAATTTTTCTAACTTCATGCTCATCAAAGATCATTCACGATCCAAGAGGAAATAAGGGTAGCGAAGTGGCTCAGAGATATTTAGATGATAAATATAGCTGCGAACAGTTAGCTAAAGACAATACTAATGGTGTTGTTGAAGGCTATAAGGTAGTTCATAACTGGTACATCAGACCATCTTTTCTTTTCTTAATTGATAAGATGGAGTATAGTTATAACAATTTAGTAAAGGAATGTTTACGAGGTCGTGGGCATTCCATACTTTAAGGAAGGAACTTTAAAATGGAAATAAGAACGGAAAAGCTGCTATCCGCACTTGAAGCAGCAAAGAGAGAGTTTAAGCCATTACAGAAAAACGGCAAAAACAATTTCTTTAAAACTCAAAACGGAGTGCATGAATACAGTACCTTAGTAGATATCAAAAATGCTACAGATGAAGCATTAAATAAACATGATCTATCATTGTACTACACAATCACTTTTGAAAATGATCTTCAATTCCTGACTACTAACTTAGTACACACAGGATCAGGTCAGTTCATAACTTCAAGATCAGTCTTAGGTAATCTATCAAACAATCCGCAACAAATTGGATCAGCGATTACTTATTACCGCAGATATCACATTCAGGCTATGTTAAATCTGGAAGCTGATTTTGATGATGATGGAAATAAAGCATCAACCCCAAAGCCTAACAATACACCAATTAAAGGAGGTCTATAATGACTGCATATGTGACTTTGTTTTTTAATGATAAAAAACAAGACGGAGATAACTTACCACTTTATCAAAATGGTAAAGTTAAATTTGATGAAACTATTACCTTAGAAGCAGGTAAGGTTTATGAGATTGCGCTATGGAAAAAAACCGAAAATAAAAATGGTGATCCTATGAACGCAGTGAGTATCAAGATTGATGAGAGCGATTACTGGAACAATAAAGAGCCAGAAACTACGCAGCAGTCAAATCCGCATGAAAATATCCCATTCTAAAAGAGATATTATCAAGGATAAAAAATACCTGATGTGGGTATGTAGTTTACCCTGCATCTCATGTCAGGTAAGGGATGGAACTTATAAGATCAGTGACACCATACAGGCTCACCATGTTCAACTTAGAAGATACGGCGCTATGATTAGAGATGATAGTAGAGTAGTGCCGTTATGCTTTTACCCATGTCATCACTTACTACATACGAAATTTGGGGAAAAGAAATTCTGGGGTGATCTAAATTTTGATCCGATTGAGTACGCTGATAAACTATACAAACATTACAAGGAGAAGCTAAAAAATGAGAAAAGTACACGAATATAAAATCAAATCTCTATTCAAGGGATTTGCACCAGTGAGAGATAAAGTAATCAATGACTGTAAACGCAGAAATGAAGATATTGCGATTTTGGTCTATGAGAAAAAGATGATCCTGCCGATAGAAAGTTTTGGCAGCTTCGCTTATTCCGTACCAGTTAAAGATAAATTCACTTCTGATATTCATCAGTTATTATACTTTGAATTTAAAGAAGAAGATAAACAACAAACTAATTTATTCTAAGGAGGAACAATGATGAATAAAGAAGGATTTGAACATTGGGATCTATTACCCATGTCATACTCAAAATTAAACTCATGGAGGTCATATCCCTGCCAGTTTATTATTAATAAAATATTTAAGATCAACACAGGAACTAATCCTGCCATGTTTACAGGGATTATTGTTGAAGAATTATTGAAAGATTTATTAATGGGAAATGAATCTGAAGATAATACTCAAATGAAGTTAAGAGATTTTCAACAAACTCTGAAAGATTATCATGATCAGGATGAAGTAGCTAAATACTTAAAATTGATCCCAAAGTATTACGAAAACTGTAGAGCCTTATTTAATAGATTTGGTAATCAACCCCTGCACTCTTACCAAGAAGAACTAACAGTGGAAATAGAGGGTATTCCCTTTATTGGTTATTCTGATTTTGTCTGGGATTTAGGCGAGGAAGGGATGTTTATTTTTGATCTTAAGACTAAAGGTAGAATGGCGATCAATCATTCAGATAAGTTGCAGCAGCTAATTTATAAAAAGGCATTAGAACAGAAATACCAAAAACCAGTTCACTGCAGTTTATTTGTAGTCACACCTACAAAGCATCACTTTGAGGAAATAGAATTTACTGATGAACATGAAATAGAGATCAGAAATATTCTTAAAGGCATAGATAGGGTTTTACAATTATGTGATGAGCCTAAAGACTGGGCATATATCTATCAACCTAATGTGGATGACTTTATTTGGAATAATCCAAAAATGGTAGAAGCTAGGCGGCAAATATGGGGTATCTAATGGTTAGCAATAGAGGATTTGTACCTAACAAAGAAAGAGTAGTCATAAGATGTGAAAATTGTTTAAGAAAATTTACTAAATTTATGGCAATAAGATTGTATCAACATAAAGAAATCTATAAATGTATAAGTTGCTATAATTCAGGAGGTAGTAAAAATGGCTAAAATGATATTTATCAATTATTGCCCTGATGATCAATTATCTGGGTGCATGATCCTCAGTTATAAAGCTGAATTAACTTATAGAAGGCTACAGGATTTAATTTATACCAATGATGATCTATTATTTGATGATCCTATTATCTGGGAACTAGCAACCAGAGGATTTTGCGAAGATTTATCAGAGGTCAAATCTGAACTTATCAAAAAAGGGAAAATCAGAATAGAGGATGGAAAGATCAGGAATAAGAGATGTTCTGAAGAAATCCAAGCAGCTAAAGAAAGACATGATAAATCAAAGAAAGCTGCTACTGCTAGATGGGGTGTTCCAAACAAGTCATTTGGTACACCAAATAGGGATGAAAATACAACACCTAATGCTAACGCATCATCTGAGCATATGCCTGAGCATGATCCAAGCATATGCCAACCACTAACCACTAACTACAAACCACTAACTACTAATAATAAACTAAATATATATACACAGGAGTTTGATATTTTCTGGCGAAAATATGTTCTTGATGAGAATGACAGAAGATCAACTAAGTATGATAGTTATCAGCAGTGGAAGAAGTTAAAAGATGAAGATAAAAAATCTTTAGGCGAGAAGTTCCTTACTTACAGAAATCAAAAAGGGGAATATTATAAAGCATTAGAGAGGTTTATTTCAAAGAAAATATTTATGGAGATAGTACCTGAGAAGCAGCTTTCTGATCAAGAAATGAAAGATTGGAAATTTAATTCTGATGTAGATATGCGCCGTAAGGGGATGAAACCTTTATCTTGGTCAGTAAGTTATATCAGGGAACTTGACGAATATATTGAGAAAAACCCAGTATGATTATTTATGGGCTAGGAAATGGATCTTAGCCCACTCTCTATCTTGCTCTTTAAATTCTACTTCTACAAACTTGTCAATGCCTTGAGCAGCATGATCAAACTTGAACAAGTCAAGAAAAAACTGAATAGATTTATTAGTAATATGGTAAACATTCATGGTTGGAATATAGGAATAAATGTTTATCTTTGAATTGATAAATGAGTAAATCAGATATGCAAAAACCACAGAATTACATCATTATAGATAATGAAGATGGCACATATTCCGCTTATGTGAATTATGGTGTATTTGAAAGCAAAGAAGATGCAGAAATAAGTTTACAATATGTTATGGATCTTATGGGATATAAATTACAACCCCAAGTGACTTATCACTGATGAATGTTCAATTAAAAGCAATTACGGATATAAAACCTTACGCTAGAAATCCTAGAAAAAAGAAAAATTTAAATAAAGTTGTAGAAAGCATTAAACAGTTTGGATGGCAGCAACCTATCGTAGTAGATAGAGCAGGAGTGATTGTTGCAGGTCATTCCAGATATGAAGCAGCTAAGATATTAGAATGTAAAGAGATACCAGTGCTGATTGCTGATCTATCCCCTGAAAAAGCAAAAGCCTATAGAATAGCAGATAACAAAACAAATGAGTATAGTGAATGGGATTTTTCCTTATTAAACAAAGAATTTACGGACTTGCTAGATATCAATATGGATTTAGAGATCACAGGGTTTGATACTAAAGAACTTGAAGATTTCTTTACATTTGATAAAGAGGATGATGTAGCCAAGATTAAGACAGAGAAATCCTGCCCAAATTGCGGTACAAAATTAAAATAGAGTACACTCTACTCATAAAGAGGTAAAAACATGGCAAGACCAAAACTAGATATCAAAGGGGAGGAAGTTCAAAAATTAGCATCATATGGATGCACTAATACAGAAATTGCAGACTATTTTAATTGTAGTGAAGGCACTATTAGGAATGGTTTTTACGAATATTTGACAAAAGGCAGAAGCATAAAGAAATTGCGTTTAAGACAGATCCAATGGCAGATAGCAGAAAAGGGAAATGCAGCTATGGCTATTTGGCTAGGGAAGAATGAATTAGGTCAATCTGATGGTGGATTGATTGCAGAAGATAACGAGCCTTTAGCATGGTCAGTTGATTAGTGCCGCTAAGTAAACCTCAAAAGCAGATATTAGAATGTGATAAGCGTTTCCGAGTATTAATTACTGGAAGAAGATTTGGTAAGACCTTTTTATGTATTCAAGAAATAGCTAAATTTGCTAGATACCCTAAAAAGAAAGTTTGGTATGTAGCGCCAACTTATAGAATGGCTAAAGACATTGTTTGGAATGATCTAGTAGATAGAATGGTCAAACATAAATGGGTAAGCAAGATTAATCATAGTGATCTGAAGATTATCTTAAAAAATGGTAGTGAGATTTCCCTGAGAGGTGCAGATAACGAGAATAGCCTGAGAGGTGTTGGATTAGATTTTCTTGTGATGGATGAATTTGCGGATATCAAAGAACACGCCTATACGGAAGTATTGCGACCAACCTTATCTGATAAGGGAAGAATGGGTGCTGCTCTATTCTGTGGAACTCCAAGAGGATATGGAAACTGGTCTTACAATCTATTTACGAGAGAGAAAGATGACGACCAATGGCAATCATTCCAGTTCACTACATTAGAGGGTGGTCAGGTATCTAAACAAGAAATAGAACAAGCTAAATCTGATCTGGATGAAAGAACATTTAAACAAGAATATCAGGCATCATTTGTTAATTATGCAGGACAGATTTATTACAACTTTGATAGGAAAGAGAATGTCATAGACAAATACACTCCTCAAACGGCAGAACTACACATAGGCATGGACTTCAACATTGATCCCATGAGTGCCGTAGTATCAGAGATTATAGGCAATAAGATTATTATCCATGATGAGATAGTGATTTACTCATCCAATACTGATGAATTAGTACAAGAGATAAATGCAAGGTATAAAGATAAGCACATCTATGTTTACCCTGATCCTGCTGCCAAGCAAAGAAAGACATCCGCAGGTGGCGTGACGGATTTAGCCATCTTGAAAAATGCAGGATTTAATTTAAGAGTTAGAAATACACATCCACTAATTAGAGATAGGATTAATGCAGTGAACACTAAATTGAAGAACGCTAATGGAGTTAGAACTTTATTTATTGCTAATAGTTGTAAAAATGTGTTAAAAAGCATTGAAAGACAAATTTATAAGGAAGGCACGACCATACCTGATAAAGATAACAATTATGATCATATGAATGACGCATTAGGATATTTAGTGGAATATTTATACCCTGTAAGAAGGGATTTTAAACCTAGCAAACCCCAGAGGTGGAGTTAATGGCATTATACAGTAGAGAATTTTTAACATCCAGACATAAACACTATCAAGAAAAGTTTAAGGATTGGCATTTCCATTTAATGTCATATCTAGGTGGTCAGGACTATCAAGAAGGATATCAACTTAATAGATATATTTTAGAAACTGATGAGGAGTATTTAAAACGAGCAGAGAATACTCCGATAGATAACCACTGTAAGAATGTGGTGCAGATTTATACTTCATTCCTATTCAGAGTTCCACCTACAAGAGATTATGGATCATTACAAGGTGATCCGCAGCTAGAGAGTTTTATCAATGATGCAGATTTAGATGGAAGATCATTTAACAATGTGATCAGAGAAATGCAAGTGAACGCATCTATCTATGGTACTTGTTGGGCAATCCTAGATAAACCTGCCGTACAAACACAAACCAGAGCAGAGGAAATACAATTAGACATCAGACCATACATCAGTCTTTATACCCCTGAGAATGTCTTAAACTGGAATTTTGAGCGTAGTTTAAATGGTAAGTATATTTTAAACAGATTAGTTCTATTAGAAGATTTATTTGATGATGTAGCAACCATTAGAGTATGGACTAATGAAGATATTACTACTTACAAAGTAAAAGATTACACCAAAGGATATTCTACATCTAAGCCTATGCTATTAGATGAGATGCCTAATATGCTAGGCAAAGTTCCTGCCGTAATTTTATATAACCAGAAATCTCAGCGTAGAGGTATTGGTATATCTGATTTGAATGATGTGGCAGAATTGCAGAAAGCTATTTACAATGATTATTCTGAGATAGAGCAGCTAATCAGATTATCTAATCATCCTAGTTTAGTAAAAACACCTAATGTAGAAGCTAGTGCAGGTGCAGGATCTATTATTGAGATGCCTGAGGATTTAGATAGCAACTTAAAACCTTATCTGATCCAACCTAGTTCCCAGTCATTAGATGGCATTATGAACAATATCAATATGAAGGTAGAAGCTATTAATAGAATTACACACATGGGAGCAGTCAGAGCCACTCAGGATAGAGTGCAATCTGGCATAGCCTTACAGACAGAGTTTCAATTATTAAATGCTAGATTAAGTGAGAAAGCAGATTACTTACAGAACGCAGAAGAACAAATCTGGAAACTATTTGCAGAATGGCAAAACCAAACATTTGATGGTGAGATAATTTACCCAGACTCATTTAATTTGCGTGACTATGCCAGTGATCTACAATTCCTACAAGCAGCTAAAGCTAGTGGTGTTCCTTCAGATACCTTTGCTAAAGAAGTAGATAAACAGATTGCTAGAGCCGTAGTAGATGATGATGAAAAGATTAATACGATTGATAGTGAGATAGATGCGAAAGCAGCACCTATTGGTCAGTTTAGTACACCAACAATAGAAGGGGAAGAAATTGCCGAAGTTTGATGATCAGAATATAGATTTACCTTATGGTATTCCTGTTCAAAAAGGATTAGTGGATAATTTTACATCCGCAGGTCAATTTGGATATAACACTTCAGTATCTACAACCTTTGCGACTGTTTGGGGTGGCACAGGTTTATATGTTTATCCAACAAGTGCTTCAACTGCAGTTGCTACAAGTTCAAATACTGGATCTGATGATGGGGGAACAGTATTAATTACAGGACTAGATGAAACTTATGCAGAAGCATCAGAAGTTATTACTATTGGTGGATCAGCATCCACTACAACATTTATCAGAGTTTTTTCCGCAAGATTAATCACTGCTAATACAGGTGATTCTAATGTAGGTAATATTACGATTACTGCAGACTCAAAAACTGTTGCTTACATCAATGCAGGTTATGGATCTAGCTTACAGGCGGTTTACACAGTTCCAGTCAATAAGAAAGCATGGATTATTTCCGCATCTATTGGAATGAGTAAACAAAAAGAAATTGAGTCTAAGATTATGACGAAACAAATCAATAATGGTAATGTATGGAATACGATTGGTTATCAAACTACATTCGCAGTTCCCTTATACAGAAAATTTGAAATGCCTATCCCTATTACAGAAAAAAGTGATATTGAACTAAGAGCCAAAGCAGATGCTACTTGTGCAGTATCAGGAAGTTTTGAAATACTATTAGAGGATGTCACCTATTCCGCCTAAAGGCAAAACAGTATCTACTACTGAGTTCTACAACTGGTCACATCAGCAGCATAATTTAAAAAGATGTTTTTGCGGCGAATTTGCAAGTATCGGTTTTAATTACAAATTTGGTATGTTAGAACTATTATGTTTTAAACATTACAAAGAGAGGATAGGAAAATGCCATACGGAAAAGGAACATACGGCTCAAAAGTCGGCAGACCACCAAAGAAATCAGTTAAACCTTCTATGAAAAAGAAGAAAAAGAAGAAGTAATGCCACTAATTAAGGGTTATTCAGCTAAATCTATCAGTAAGAACATCAGGACTGAATTAAAAGCAGGGAAACCTAGAAAACAGGCTATAGCAATAGCTTTATCTACTGCTAGAAAAGCTAAAAAGAAAAAGAAAAAGAAATAATGGCTAATTATAAAGGTCGTCAGGTCAAACTCAATAAACCATTCCGAACACCCAATAAAAGCAAGAAATTTGGTGTTTATGTGAAGGATAAATCCAGTGGGAATGTGAAAGTAGTGAGATTTGGCGATCCTAAAATGAAGATAAAAAAGAATATCCCTGCCAGACAAAGGTCATTTTTGGCTAGAATGGGGGGTGTTTTAAAGCAAGTCAGAGGTCAAAAGACCTTATCCCCTGCCTATTGGTCAATTAGGGCATGGAAAAAAAACTTTCCTTTATAAAAATAAATAGTTGTAATTTAGTTATAAATTGGTTATAAAATAACCATGAACACAAATACAGGAGAAACTAAAATGACTAAAGTAAGCAAAGAGTGGATTGCACACTGTGAAAAAATGCAAAAATTATATAACGATAGTATTTCTAATGTTGCTTTAAATGAAGCAAATCAAGAAATTAAAAGCGGTGATGTAATCACTGGTTGGGGTGGCGGAGAATTTATTTTCTGTTTCATCTACAAAACTGGCGACTTGCTAGTATGTGAGAAAGATCAGGATTGGAAAAATATCCAAAATCGTTTCTTAACTAAAGCAAATTTCTTTAATTTAAAATGTAAGGAGTGGGCATAAGCCCACTTCTCAGGAGGTAAATATGAATCTTACAGACTTAGAAAAATTATTAGTAAAACATCTTTTTAACTGTAATGGTTATGAAGAAGCTAAATGTTTTAGATTTGATTGTGAAATCTATCCAACAGAGGGTAGATATTCAGCAGCTAATGTAGAAGGTGCTGATTTAATGGTAGGTCAGTGGAAGGGTGTTTTTGGATCATTAGAGAAAAAAGGTGTTATTCAACTTTGTGAATACCTTAATGATAATCGTAGAATGCCTATATATATGTTTACTTATGAAGCAGAGAAAAAATTAAAGGAGGTAAAATAATGACTGACACAAAATGGATTATTGAAAAAGATCACATTTCAAAAGGTAGAAAAAAAACCTTTAATGGATGGATTGCAACTTTAGTTGGTAAGAATGATGAGAGATTAGACATCATCAGATCATGGACTAAGAAATCATTAATTGAAGAAATAAACTTTAGATACCCATATCAGGAGGTAAAATAATGAGCAAATATAAATTACCATTCGGTCAGAAACTTATCCAAGAAGTGGGTAATTTTCTATTCATTCAACAAAACCATTTCTATGAGCATAGCGGCGTAGTCACTGATCAGGTATGGTTTAAGTATTATATCCATAAAGATGCTCTTAATAAAAAAGGGAATTATGGTGTTGTTAGTATCAGAGATGACAAGACATATTCAGTCTTTGATAAGCAGTTTAATATATCTATCTACAAGAACTTAGAGGATGCCTTTAAGTATGTAGAGGAGATGTGGAGTTAAGTAAATAATCCTGTATTTACTAATTAGCCATCCTGTTATATACAAAATGGGATGGCTACAAAGCAAGAGATATTATCAAAACTAGCTGCTTCTCACGAACAAAGAATTTCCAAAGTTCTTTTTGATCTTGAAGAAGATATTATTGCTCAATTACAAAGAGCCACAGACGGAGTTCCCCTTACTACTGATTTAGCTATTCAGCTAAGACCAAATCTTAAAAGACTAATAGAGCAGAACTATCTTAAAGAAGGCTCTAAGATTATTTCAGAATATGATGAAGTTGTTAAAGGATATATGGACTATATCCGCACTACTCCAGTTTCCGCTAAATTTAAAACGCTTACCAAACCTGATCTAGTCTTAATCAATCAATTAAAACAATTATCCTTTAGTGGATTTGAAGATGTAGCCAATAGATTTCTTGATACGATTGCTACAGAGATATATTCATCCGCCGTCACTGGTAAACCATTTCCTCAGGTGGTAGAAAACATCAGAGCATCTATTAATGGTGTCTATAGACGAAGTAATGAGGAAGCAGTCAATAGATTAGTTAGGATTGTAGAGGAGAATAGATATTCAGATGATCCTTTAGCTAAAAAGAAATACTTAGATGCCAGAAAGATCCTGCATAGCAAATACGCATCCGATATTAGAGGTGAGAATATGCGCAAGTACGCTAATCAGATTGCTCACGATAGTATCATGCAGTTTGACGGACAATTCACTAAGTACAAAGGTCAAGAAGCAGGAATAGACACATACAAATATACTGGCACAAATATTACGACTACTAGACAATTCTGTAGAGCCTATCTTAATGAAATAAAAACAGAGGAAGAATGGAGAGAAGTATTTACTGGCAACTGGAGAGGTAAATCAGGATCAGATCCTTTTGTGAATAGAGGTGGTTATAGATGCCGCCATAGTTTAATCCCTTATGATCCTGCATGGGATGCAGATGAAGAAGTAAAACAAAAAGTAGATGATATAAAACCAAAAACTAAACCAGTTGGAAACATTCCTCAAAAAAATATTTATTCCCCATTCCCAAATACAAATGGTAATTCAGTTAATAAAATATTAAATGATTTAGATGGTAATGAAGAATCTACTATAAGAATAAATAATTTTATTAATGCTAGAAATATTGGACTTAATTTCTTACCTAGAGCAACAAGAAATATAAACAATAGAAGGAAAGAATTACCAAAAGTACAAGAATGGTATAGTGGATATATTAAAGAAAACAAAGATACATTTAAATATGGAAACCAAAATTATCCAATACAATCAGTAGAGTTAGGAAGTTTAAAAGGAAGAAAAACTTATAATGGATGGGCTACTCCATTGAATAATATGCCAATAGCTTTAGTAGATGAAGCAACAGATTTATCAAAAATAGATATAAAAAAATTACAAGATTCAATAGCTTTTACATTAGATAGAACAAGCAAAAATCAAGGTAAGTATGTTTCAAAATTAAATATTGTAGGGAAAAGAGAAATCAAAAATGCAGATTTTTCTTTTTCAGCTAATTTAAATGCACTAAAACTAGATAACGAACAGAAATTTACAACTATGATGCACGAGATTGGGCATCAAGTTCATTATTACGCAATTAAAAATGTAGGTACATCAGATAGAGTGACAACAAATTCAGTTGCAGATGCAATAAATTTTATAAGAAACAAATATCCAAATAGCAATAATTTTATATTAACAAAATATGGATCATCAAATGCACATGAATTTCATGCAGAATTATTTGCTGCGTATGCAACTAACAGAAAAGCATTAGAAAAATTTAACAAAGGATTAGTAGAATATATGGATGACTTAATTGAAAAAGCTACACAAAGTAAGGTGAAAGGACACTAAATGGCTATAGAATTTTCAGAAGCATATCAAAAAGCTGAACTTTTATTACAGGAACAACCTATAAGTCAGGAAACGATAAAAGAAGTTTTAGATTTACGGGATAAGATACCTGAGAATGAATTAGAGTTTTTTGAGCAATTATTAGATCATTTGCCAATATTAGAAAACTTGTAAAAAGACAAAAATAACTATATCTCTTAAATAAATAACTAACAAAGGAGTTATAGAATGTCTGACGAGAATAAAACGGAACAGGTGGAACAGACAATAAACGAAACAGTAGAAGCTAAACAAGAACAACCAGTAGAGCAACCCAAGCCAAGTCAATTTGATATTGATAAGGTCGTTAAGGACAGACTTTACAGACAAGAGAAACAATTACTAGAATCTTTAGGCGTAAACGATTTATCTGAAGCTAAAGCAGCTATTGAAGAACGCAATAAGATTGAAGAACAGAAGCAGCTAGAGCGTGGCAAGTTTGATGAGGTGATGAAAAAGAAAACCTTAGAATTTAATGAGAAACTAACCAAGCTAGAGCAAGAACTTAAAAGTGAAAGAATTGATAAACAATTAATCAATGCTGCTTCTAAACATAGAGCGATTTCACCAGATCAAATCAAAGAGTTGATGAAAAACCAAGTACAACTAAATAAAGAAGGTAAAGTAGAAGTGCTTGATAATTCTGGAACTCCTAGATATAACAAAGATGGCGACTTGCTGACTGTTGATGAGGCAGTGCAAGAGTTTTTGACGCAGAACGCACACTTTCAAAGCGCAACTCCTCAGGGGAGTGGAAGTGTAAGTAATGTGGGAAAGTCACCTACGCAAAAGACTTTAAATGTTGCGGACTTAGACATGAGTAATCCTGATGATCGTAAGTTATATGCGGATTATCGCAGACAGAGAGATTCAGTGACTCATATTAAACTAAACAAATAACTAAAGGAGTTATAACATGGCAAACGAAACAACAAGTACAGGTTTAAGTGAACTGTACACCGAGATCGTTGCTGAAGCTGAGTTCGTGATCCAAGAGAAATCTATCATGAAGAACTTGGTTAAAAACTACACTATTGCAGGTGGTGGTAAATCCGTAGAAGTACCGATTTACTCAGCTATCGCAGCAGCAGCAGTAGCAGAAGCAACCGATCTTTCAAACACTGCAGTTAATCCGTCATCAGTGACAATTACTGCATCAGAAGTAGGCGTAATGACTACACTAACTGATCTAGCAAGAAACTCAGCACCTAGAAATGTTGCTGCAGATATTGGTAGATTATTTGGTGAAGGTATTGCTAAGAAAATGGATCAAGATTTGATTGCATTATTTGATGGTTTCTCAACCACTTTAGGTGACGGAACTACTGCTATTGCAGCATCTTCTATTTTCAATGCAGCATCAACACTCAGAGCAGCAGGTTTACCAGTTGAGGAGTGTTTCTGTATTCTACACCCAAAGATTGCTTACGACTTAAAAGCAAACTTAACAAACACATTTGCAAATCCAAACGCAGGTGATTTACAGAACGAAGCATTAAGAAGCGGTTATGTAGGTCAGTTAGCAGGTATTAGCGTATTTGAAACTTCAAATATGTCTAACACTGGTACTGCAGGTGATTACAAAGGCGCAGTATTCCATAAGGATGCTTTAGCCCTAGCTATGATGCAGGACATCAAAATTGAAACTCAAAGAGATGCTTCTCTAAGAGCAGACGAGATTGTTGCTACTGCAGTTTACGGCGTAGGCGAATTGCATGACTCTTATGGTGTAGAATTGCACTTTGATTCATCAATCCAGTAGTATATGCTTGTGGGTGGGGTTAATCCCCACCTACTAAGGAGATTATTTATGACTGAATTAGTTAAATTACAAAAAGGCGATAAAATCATCACCAGAACTAAATTTGATTATGAAAAAAATTATATCCATTGGAAATTAAGAGGTTTTGAATTAGTAGAAGATCAACCTGCAGAAGAAAAACCTAAAAGAACTAGGAAGAAGAAAGAAGATTAATGGCAACCACAGAATTTTCAGTAGCATTAGCAGATGTGCAGCAGTATCAACCTGATATAGCTGAATACGGAATTGCAGACTTTGATACACAATTACAACACGCTGAAAATGATGTAATCAGACAGATTAGAGAAGAATGGTGGGAAAGATACCGCCATACTGTACGCTATAAAGATATTACTAAGGTCACATCTTTAGAATTAGATAGTGGCAAACTCACCAATTCCCAATGGACTAGAAGTGTCGTTTATAAAGCACTGGCAGATTATATTTTACCTATGCTTACTAAATGGAAAGATCCACAAGGCGGAGATGGTGCAGATACATTTCAAGTCAAAATGGATTATTACAGAAAAAAATATAATGAGGAGTTCCAAGCCGTATTGCGTGATGGGGTAGATTATGATGAGGATGATAGCGGAACTATCTCAGAGAGCGAAAAAGAGCCTATTCACCATTTACGATTAGTTAGATAATGGTCGCTACCATTAAGGTAAAAGATAATTCTATAGAAGTAAGAAAAGAATTACTTAAAGTTTCCCAAAGAGTACCTAAGGCTATTAAAAAAGCACTGGCTAACGCTGCTGCATTTGAGATCGGTGCTATCAAGAAAAGAACACAAACAAGAGGTGTTGATTATAGAGGAAATGCTTTTGCTCCCTATTCACCTAAATACAAAAGAGCCGCAGTTAAACAATCAGGAGTAGTTGATCTTACTGACACTGGTCAAATGTTTAGTTCCTTAACTAGCAAAATATCAGCTAGTAAAGGTGAACTATTCTTTAGGCAAGGATTCGCTAACAGAAAAGCATTTTTCCATGATGAAGCAGGAGCAGGTAGAAAGAAAGTTATCAGACCATTTTTTAGTATTTCTAAAGATGAAGAAGTAAAGATTGAAAAGATATTCTTTTCTGTGCTAGAAAAGGAGTTGAAATTATGAGTTTACGAGAAAATATAGCAGCTAATATTATCAGTACCTTAGATGCGGTCACATCCCCTATTGAATTAAAGAAGATTACAAGAGAGCCAATTAATCCTCAGGAAGATTTAGCTGATCCTCAGTTCCCTGCTATTTATTTAACTACTGGAGATGAAACTAGAGAAGATTTTGCATTAGGAGATTACGCAGCAGGAAAAAGATCAGGAACTATTGATTATGTTCTTGTGGGCTATGTTAAAGGCACAGATACCAACCTAGATACTAAACGCAATCAGCTTATAGAAGTAATTGAGGAAACTCTTGATACTGACAGGACTAGAGGTGGTAATGCCAAAGAAACGAAAATAGTAGAGATTTCATCTGATGAGGGTACATTATATCCTTTGGGCGGAATAAGAATTGTGGTAAGGGTATTCTATGAATTTGTTAGAGGTACATCATAATGGCTAAAAGAATTAAAATCTATATGCCAAGTGGAAACAATACTGTGGAAATTTGGGATAATGATATAGACAAGTTTCTAGCTAAAGGATATAAACTTGAGCAAGAACAAAAATCTACTAGATCATCAAAGAAAAAAGATGTAGAAGTAGAAGAACAACAACAAACTAACGAAGGAGTAAGCGAATGGCAACCCATGTCGGAACAAGCGGAGTAGTCAAAGTAGGATCAGATGCAGTAGCGGAAGTGACTGCCTTTACTATTGATGAAACAAATGACACAGTTGAAGATACAAGCCTTACAGATACATCTAAGACCTACAAAGCATTAAGAAGTGATGCTACTGGTACTGTTGAATGTCACTGGGATGAAACAGATACATCAGGTCAAGGTGCATTAACTGTAGGTGCAGAAGTGACTTTAAACTTATACCCTGAAGGTGATACTGCTGCAGATACATATTACACTGGAACTGCAATAGTGACTGGCGTATCTCAGAGTGTATCTTTAGACGGAGTTATTTCCAGAACAATTAATGTGCAATTCTCAGGCGGCGTAAGCACATCAACTGTATAATTTAGATGCCTAAAAAGGACTTTCTTGAAGGTGCTATAAATCACTTTAAGCATCAAGAAATTAAAATTATAGAAGTTGAGGAGTGGGGTTTAACTGGCGAAGATGCCATTTATGTTAAGCCATTTACGCTGCTTGAAAAATCTGAAATCTTTAAAGGATCAAACGAAAATGATCTCACAGTGCTGATTGATGTCATCATCAAAAAAGCAGAAACAAAAGATGGTGAGAAAATGTTTGATTTAGAGAGTAAGATGAAGATGAAGAAGTTTGTTGATCCTGACATTATAGGAAAAGTTGCAGGTCAAATTCTTGGAACTACTCCATCTCAAACTGATCTAAAAAAAAACTAAATTCTGATCCTGATTACAGGTTTCATTTTTTCTTAGCAGAAAAACTCCATAAAACTATTGGCGAGATTATGCAAATGCCAGTAGAGGAGTATAACGCATGGGCAGGATATTATTCTCTAAAAAATGACGAAGAACAAAAAGCATTGAATAAACAAAAGATGCAAGGTAAAAGAAGATAATGACCAAACAAATGAACATTGACATTATCGCTAATGATAAAACCAAACAGGCGTTAAGTGGTGTTCAAGGAAACCTCCAAAAAACAAGACAATCAGTATTAAATTTAAGAAATGCACTTATTGGTATAGGTGCAGGTGCGGTATTAAAATCATTTGTAAATGTAGGTAAAGAAGTAGAGAGTTTAAGAACTAGGTTTAAATTCCTATTTGGATCGGCAGAAGAAGGCGCTATTGCCTTTGATAATTTAACGAAATTTGCAGCCAAAGTTCCATTTTCATTACAAGAAATATCAAGAGCATCAGGTAATTTGGCGGTTGTTGCTAATGACGCTACTGATCTTAATAGAATATTAGAGATTACAGGTAATGTCGCTGCGGTCACAGGATTAGATTTTGAAACCACATCTAGCCAGATTCAAAGAGCCTTTTCAGGTGGTATTGGTGCTGCTGATCTATTTAGAGAAAGAGGTGTTAGAGCCTTATTAGGTTTCCAAGCAGGTGCTAAAGTCACTGCAGAAGAAACAGTAGCTAAATTTGAAGAATTATTTAGCGGTGATGGTAGGTTTGCAGGAGCAACAGACGCATTAGCGCAAACTCTTGAAGGTACTTTATCAATGATTGGTGATAAATACTTTAAGTTCCAGAAAACAGTTGCAGATAATTTTTTTGACGAATTAAAGAAAGAATTTGGTGATTTAAATAAATTCCTTGAAGATAATGATTTAGAAATCCAAGCGTTTGCTAAAGATTTAGGATCTGTTTTAGCAGATTCAATAATAATATTTAGTGATGCTTTAGTTTTAGCAAAAGAAAATTCAGATTTATTATTCAATATATTAAAAACTTTAATTGGATTAAAGATTGCATCATTTGCATTAACTGCAGCAAAAGGTTTTGGATTTTTAGCCACAAGTATTCTTGCTACTGCAACTTCAGCAGAAGTGATGTTCAATGTTATGACATTTGGGCTAAAAGGTGCTGCAGGAAAAGCAATAAAATTTACTACAGACCTGATTGATCAAAATGATGAATTAGCACCATCTCTTTTAGAAACTGCCAAACAAATAAAGAAATTATTTGAAGATTTAGGAGAATTTAGTGAAGGATTAGAAAGACTAGGTAATGATTTTATTTCCGCCGAAGAAAGCGCAGAGAATTTTCAAAAAAGTATGGCAGCAGTTAGTAAAGCCATGTTCCCTGATAGAAATGCTTATAAGAATTTAGATGATTTTTTAAATAAGAATAAAACAACCTTTGAAAAAATAGCAGAAGCTACAGAAGATTATTTTAAAACAGAAATACAAAAACTTAATGAACAAAAAGATAAAGAATTAAAAGTTGTTGAAGATGCACAGAAGCAAATTGTTAAACAATTAAAATTAATTGATGATGATAAGTTAAAAGTCACTGATGCCACTCATCAAAGTTTATTAGAAAGAGAAGAAGAACTAGGGAGATTAATATTTGGGATAAAAGCCAAATATGGAGAAGAAGAACAAAAAATCATTAAAGAACAAAATGAAAAGGCATTAAAAGAACAAAAAGAATATTTAGAAGAATTACAAAATTTAATAGATGAAGCTAACGAAAAAAGAATAGAAAAGATTAGAGAAGAAGGATCGGTCTTAGATAATTTAAAGCAAAACTATACAGAATTTTTTGAAGAATTTAGGGCAAATGTTGAAATAGCAAACTCTTTACAGACTGCTTTTGATGGTGTCACAAGAGGTATTGGTGATGCCGTTGCTCAATCCTTAGTATTTGGAAAATCATTTAAGGAAACTTTTGGCAATATTGCTAAACAGGTTTTGGCACAATTAATATCTCAATTAGTTCAAATAGGTGTTAAAATGGTTTTAAATGCCACAATAGGCAGAACATTACAAGCAACATCATTAGCACAAGGAGCGGCAACTGCTGCAGCCTTATCAGCAGCTTATGCTACACCTGCAGCTTTAGCATCATTAGCATCTTTTGGAAGTAATGCTATTCCTGCACAAGCAGGATTATCATCCACTGTAGCTTTGTCACAAATTCTGGCTAGTACAGGTGGCATTCCTAGACAAAATGGAGGTCAGGTTTTTGCAGGGCAAATGTACACAGTTGGAGAAAATGGGCGTGAGGCGTTTATCCCAAGAGAATCAGGAACGATTGTATCTAATGATCAATTAAATAGAGGAACTGTGGTTAATGTAAATATCATGGCTAATGACACACAGGGATTTGATGAACTATTAGTTAAGCGTAGAAGTGTTATTGTTAATGTGATAAATGATGCACTCAACAGTCAAGGGAAGGAAGCATTAA